GTGGGCCTCCCGAGAGCTTAACCGCTCTAGAATTGTTCTCCCTGTAAGACAATCGAATCCTATGGTCACCAGAACACGTACCCAAACCGGGCTTAGCTCGGTTGGAGGTTCGGCAAAGTGGATCTTTTATGGAGATACTTTGCGGAACATCACGAACCCCGATATCGTGGGTTCGAAGTACGTGATCACGGATACTGTTGATGGAACTCGTGACCCCCATGGCCTGCATATCCAAAAGGATAGATTGCAGGTCACTGGGCTCACCGGCACCATTGGTGCTGGTACACAGTCCATTAAAGAGTATAACTCCCTCCGTCCTACTTGGGCGTCGGGTACTCTTGCTAAGGGAGTGGCCTTGCCTCTCCCTGAGTCTAACAATATCCTGGCGACAAAGGCGCTTGCTAGGACTAATCCTAGTAGACCCGACGTCGATCTGGGGACGTTTCTCGGTGAAATGAGAGACGCTCCTGAGTTGTTGTTCAAGGCAAGTAAGAACTTGCTACGAAACGGTGCCAGCTTTTACTTGTATTACAAGTTTGGCTGGGAGCCGCTCGTAAACGACATCCTTGATCTCATGAAGGTCCACGATCACATCCAAAAACGAATGGATGATATCGCTGGCCAAGGCCGTAATGGCGGGATTCGGCGTAAAGTAAAACTGGAGACGGTCACCCGCAAGTCGGCTCCTGAGTCTTTGACTCTGGAATCGAGGAACGGTGAGGTCATCTCTGGGACGCGCATTTGCTACGCTGAGCGTAGGATCTGGGCAACCCAACGGTACATCCCCCAAGCGGGGTTTCTATCGTCAGTTCCGAAGACCAATCGTGAAATGCGCAATAGGGTGCTTCAAGCAGCCTATGGCCTCACGATCGATGCTTCCACGGCCTGGGAATTGCTTCCCTGGTCCTGGCTCATCGACTGGGCGTCGAACATGGGTGATTTCATCCAAGCTCAACGCAATATAGTTGGTCTTACGGGCAAAGGTGGGACGAGTGTAATGACTCACACTCGGTTCACCGATGTTTACTCACGCGATTCCTCCTATCCCCAGATTTCCGGGGGGGAAGGAATGATCATTAATGAGACGAAGACTCGCGTCATAGTCCCATTTGTCTTACCAGAATTGACGGTGCCCATTTTAGGCCCGTCAAGACTGTCGATCCTTGGGAGCCTTGCAATTACGCGCCTTCCAAGGCACGTTTTGTAGGCTATAACCCAAGGAGAAGCCATATGCTTGGCGATTCGATCACCATCACGGTCAACGCAGTTGCGAAGGCCCTGAAGAAGATCAACCAGGACTCTTACTCGGCAGAATATCTGCTTCGTGAGACTGACGGAGAATGGCGCCTGAAAGTGCGCCACTCCACCGACAAAGGTACCGTGCGCGGTGAGGTGATGGATCGACATAATGTCGAACTGTCCCGCACCGTGTTCGGTATCGCGCCGGATGACGGCTATACCGTCGTCGTCAGCTCGACTCTGCGCAATCCTCAACGGATCGGCGGAGTCGAGGTCGACCAGATCAGCGATGGTCTGGCCGACTTTGTGAAGGCCAACGGGGTTCTCCTCGTCGGCTGGGAGTCTTAATTCCCAACTTCACTGTCCTTTCGACTACTAGCTTTCACTAGTAGAAGAAGCCATGCACTTGGATGTTACGCAACCTTAGAAAGGAAACATAACATGAAAAGCCAAGTACACATTAGTGATGGCTTCAAGGGAGTGGCTTTGAACGTCCTTGCGGACGCTCAGAGCTATCTTGGCACTCACAGCCGTGAGGCTGCTCGTGACAACGAGCGGTTACTCTCCCTTATTGAAAACAGAGGGTTAGGATTCCTAACTCTCACACTCCCGGCGGTTGGCAAGATTTTTGATCGAGCCCTGTCGGAAGGTCGCCTACCCAAGGTTTGTGAACCAGGTTTTGGTTCAAAGACTAAGGGCTCCACATTGCCTCGATTCCTCGAGTCGATATGGTTGCGTGTTTTTAGTGAGGATGGCTGTCTTAGGGAAGAACCCGATGTGACTGCCATTGCTTGCTTGAGGCAGATTTTTTATTGTCTCAAGAAAGCGAGGTTAGACTGTGATCCAGAAAGAATCACAGAGGTGCTCGACTCCTTTAGGAATGTCGATGTCCACCTTCGAGAGGCCACCAATAATTGGTTGGATCCTCTTGATCCTAGTCATGGTCGCGCTCATGTCCATCTTACTGATGTTCGTGAATGTGACGCTGGAGTCCTCAAGATCATGGACTGCGATTTCGCAGACTATGGTCTTGCGTTCTCCCGGGTACTTGACGTCGTCCAGCTCGTCTGCGACTACGTCTCCGTCGAGTTCGGTCAATTCGACCCCCTCGAATGGAAACCTAAGCATGGACGAGGGGCCGTAGCAGATATGCAGCTTGGAAAGGGGTTTAAGTACTCCTTCCCTACCTGGCCTGCTCGGCTTGAGAGTATCTTCCCGCTTGCTGACTTTGGCTTTGCCAATGTTTCGCAGTGGGCGGATAGCGTTCGCCATGGTGATCTACTTTTTGAGGACCGCGAGGTCCCTGGAAAGCTCATCACAGTTCCGAAAGACATGAAGGGCCCGAGGCTGATCGCCGCGGAACCTACGTGTAATCAGTACTGCCAGCAGGCCATCTTGGCCTTCCTGGTGCGAATGACCCATACCGGGGTCCTCCGGTCACTGATAAATTTCAGCGACCAGGGGTCTTCCCGAACTATGGCTCTCGACGCGTCACGTTCTATGAGTCATGCGACTATTGATTTGTCGCATGCCTCTGACAGCGTTTCGTGCTGGCTCGTTGAGCGTCTCTTTCGACGCAACAGCTCTCTTCTTAGAGCGCTGGTAGCTAGCCGCACGAACACAGTAGTCTTCCCTTCTGGGGAAGAGCTCCCGTTAAGGAAGTTTTCTACTATGGGCGCCGCCACGACGTTTCCTGTCCAGACCATCTGGTACGCCTGCGTTTCTATCGCAGCCGAACTAGTGGTTTCTGGGAAGGCTTTGTCGGACTTCGACGTATTCGAGTCGTTGTCCCAACGTCGTTTCTCGTCCCGCGTGTTTGGTGACGATATTATCGTTCCAAATCATGCGGCCAAGGTTGTCGAGAAGGTACTAACGTACCTTGATTTCAAGATTAATCCTACTAAGACGTTCTCGAAAGGAAACTTTAGAGAAAGTTGCGGTATGGACGCGTACGACGGTCACGATGTGACCCCCGTTTACGCTCTTGATATCTTCGACAGTTCCCGCCCTACCACATTGGCGAGTGTTAGAGAGTGTTCTAACAACCTGCATCTCGCAGGGTGGTGGAAAACCGCTCAATATCTCCAATCGACAGTGCCCGGAGATCTTCGAGAGAAGATGCCCGTGGTCTCAGCCGATAGTGGTAGCCCCGGATGGGCCTCTTTCCTGGGGGGCTGCTATGACCATCTTAAGTCAAGATGGAATTCGCAGTACCAGAGAAGAGAATATCGATTGATTGACGTTTCTACCTCAATCAAGCGACGCTCTCCCGGAGGAAGCGCGAGTCTCCTCCAATACTTCTTGGAGGCACCAGATCCCGATACCGCAGTAATGTGGACATCAGGATATGACGAGCGTCCTGGCCTTTTGGTAAAGGCTAGGTGGGTGGTAGAAG